AAAAGATTTGAAAAAATTAAACAGATTAAAAATACAATTAGACCGATTAAATGCTATTGGTGGATTAAAAGCCATCGTTCCAAGTGAAGGTATTGTTTTCAAGTATAAGGGTAAAACATACAAATTTACTGGGGCATTCGCACCAATCAATCAGATTACTGGTTTAATGACATTTTAGGAGTAGGTTATGGGAGATAGTTTATTATCAACTAATCATAGAGAACGAGAAAGGCAGATAAAAAATATCAGTCGAGTCGCTCGTGGTGAAAAAGTTGAAAAAAAGGTTTATGTTCAAATGGAAGATTTGGACGAGAAGAAAAAAAGACAAGAACAAGTAGCAAAAGAAAGACAAAAATCGTTAGATAGGTCAGATGCTCTTAAAGGTGCAAGAACACCTTGGTTCTGTCCTAAATGTACAAAGACAATGAAGAGTCATTTAGACGATAAAATGTATAGATTACATGACCATTGTTTTGATTGTCAAGTTAAGTTTGAAGCTAAACTTAGAGCAAATGGTACATTTAAAGATTGGGAAAGAAAAAAGGTATTGAGTAATAAGTTAGCTTGGATTGATGACATGGTTTCGAGTGTCGAGAATTGGAAAGAGGAAGCTTCTAAACCATATGAAATTCAAGAATCGGTTGGAGTAGAAGAATTAGAAATGGCTAAAGAAAAATGGAGTCAGAATACCGAGCAAGTTGATAAAATGGCAACAGAAGCCCTCAAAGAGTATACAAAAATGAAAGAGGAAACTCAAAAAGAACTCGAAAGTATAGAGATTTAATATTTATGAGTATGAAAAAAGATAAATACAGCCCTTTAACAAAAGAATGGTGGGACGATGTTGTTCAAAAAGAACTACTAAATGAAGGTGGTGCCTATGGACATATGGCACATCCATTTGATGATAAGGATTTGACATTTGGTGATTTGAAGAAAATCATTGAAAATGGACTTGGTGGAAAGTTAAGTCGTGAGGATAATGTTACTGAAAAATTAGATGGACAAAACTTGATGATTAGTTGGAAGGAAGATTAGATACATGGCTGATTGGAGTAACGAAGTACTCAAGCCCACAGATAATCAAAATAAAAATTTATTTTACCTTCACAAATACATCGTTTCTTCAAGAAGAAACTCCAATGTCAAGGGAACAGACAAACCATTAAATTTTGATAAAGACATAAGACAATATGTAAATCAAAATATAGATGAGATTTTGAATGAATTAGATTTACGATGGATTGCAGCTTTATTAAATGCTTACCTTGATTCATCAGATGATGAAAAAGAAAAATTGTATTCAATGATTTTGGTATCATTGATTCAGTTGATACAAGGAACAACTTCACATCTTTATCATTATGGTGTATTTGAAGATGATACTGATATTGATAAGTCACAAGATTTGATAGATAAACATACGAGTTACACATTTATGTTTGGTGGTTTACATTGTCAGCCGGGTACAGACAATCTTTGGAAAGATTTATTCACAAGAATGTCTAATTTAATGGAAGGAAATATAATATTTTTAAAAATATTTAAAAAGGTAATGAGAGACATATTACAAGAGAACACTTCTTTGATTCCATCTTCAGAAAGGGCTGGAGAAAAACTTAAAAAACAAATCAATGATATTTTAAAAGGAGATTCATAGATGCCTATTACAATAGATGTCAGTATTGGAGATACCATATTAGGTGGTAAATTTAAAAATAAAAAAATTAAAGTAAAAGAGATTGGTAAAGATGAACATGGAATGCCAACGATAAACGGAAGAAAAGTCGTAAATTTTAGAATACCAAAAGTTCAAGAAAAGGTCACTCGTGATAAAGATGATTACGCAAAGTATGAGAAACCTGTTAATAGTGATTTTGACCAACCACAAAAAACAAAAAACGAATCACAATATAAAAAAATGATGGAGATAATAGGATGATAAATAAAATCATTAATTGGTTAAAGTCTTTATTTCACAAAGTACCCAATGAGATATTAGAACTCAAAAAAATAATATCAAAGGTTGAGAACGAAAAACAGCAACTTCAAGGTGATTTAGATAAGCTGTTGAAGAGAAAAAGAATTAATAAAAAAACTGTGGCAAACGCTAAAAGAAAATTAACTCGTACCAAAAACGAAATTAAGAAAATGGTTGAAGTTTTTGATAATGAGCATGTAGAAGACGCAGTAAAGTTTCTTAGAAAATTTTCAAAATAGGAGAGAATAAATGGGAATAGTCGATAGAACGCCCCCAACAGTAAGAGGTAATCTTGGTAAATACAATAAGATTATTAAAGTAAATTCAAGTACAACATTTGAGGCTACTGGTTCGAATGAAGCAAAAGCTTTCATTCTTGAGAATGTCAGTAATGTTGTAGTACATGGTTCAGGTGGTGGTCAGATTCCAGGCACATCTTTATCAGCAGATACTCTTTACGAAATTGGTGTAAAGAAAATAGTAATCGGAAGTAGTGGTATAGCTTATTTACTTGTGTAAATGTCAGATACAAAAATAAAAGAAGTAATTAAAAAAGAGTATTTAAAGTGTGCAGTAGATCCTGTATATTTCTTAAAGAAGTATGCAGTAATTCAGCATCCACTTAAAGGTAAAGTTCCTTTTGCTCTATATCCGTTTCAAGAAGCTTCTTTAAATGATTTTAAAAATAATAATTATAATGTTATTTTAAAGGCTCGTCAGTTGGGCATATCAACCTTGACTGCAGGATATGCATTATGGATGATGACATTTCAAACTGATAAAAATATATTGGTAATTGCCACTAAACAAGATACAGCTAAAAATTTAGTTACAAAGATTCGAGTGATGCACGCAAACTTACCGAGTTGGGTAAGGTCGAGTTGTGTTGAGGATAATAAACTCTCACTTAGATACTCAAATGGTTCCCAAGTAAAGGCTATATCAAGTACCGAAGACGCAGGTCGTTCAGAGGCACTATCCTTACTCGTTATTGATGAGGCAGCATTTATCGATAAGATTGATACAATATGGACTGCTGCACAAAGTACATTATCTACTGGTGGACAATGTATAGCACTATCCACACCGAATGGTGTTGGTAATTGGTTTCATAAGACTTGGGTAGGTGCAGAAGAAGGTTCAAATGATTGGAATATGATTAAACTTCATTGGACTGTACATCCCGATAGAGAACAATCATGGAGAGATGAACAAGATAAACTTTTAGGACCTTCAGAGGCCGCACAAGAATGTGATTGTGACTTCATCACCTCAGGTCAAGGTGTTATTGACCCAAGAATTTTAGAAGAGTATAAGTCAAGTCTAATACAAGAACCATTAGAAAAGAGAGGATTTGATAGTAACTTGTGGATATGGCAAACACCGAACTATACAAGAGATTATGTAGTTGCTGCTGATGTAGCTCGTGGTGATGGTCAAGATTTTTCAGCTTTTCATATCATTGATGTTGAGAGTATGGAACAAGTCGGTGAATACAAAGGAAAGATTTCTACCAAAGATTTTGGTAATTTATGTATGAATGTGGCTCAAGAGTATAACAACGCACTACTTGTAATTGAGAATTCAAGTATTGGTTGGGCATCAATTCAACAAGTGATAGATAGAGGATATGACAATTTATTCTATACTTCAAAAGATTTACATTATGTAGATGTTGCTAGACAAGTAACAAATAGATACAGAAACTCAGATAGACAAATGGTACCTGGTTTTAGTATGACACAAAAAACAAGACCATTAGTAATAGCTAAATTAGAAGAATATTTCAGAGAAAAGTCAGTAATTGCACATTCTTCACGATTAATAGATGAGTTGTTTGTATTTATATATAACAACAATAGAGCTGAGGCCATGGGTGGATATAACGATGATTTAGTCATGAGTTTGGCGATAGGACTTTGGGTAAGAGATACAGCCCTCAGATTAAAATCTGAAGGTATGGCTTTGCAAAGAGAAGTCCTAAGTAGAATGGTAGACTATGAAGCAGTCTACACACCGAGTGATAATAACAATGATGAATGGACGATGGATGTCGGTGATAAAAAAGAAGATTTAACTTGGTTAATTAAATAATAAGAGGGTAAAATGGCCGAATCAAAATTAAGAGCAAGACTTAGAAGATTATTTTCCACAAATGTAATTGTAAGACATGCAGGTGGAAGAAAATTAAAGATTGCCGATACGAATAGGATACAATCCACAACAAAGGATAATCTTGTAGATAGATATTCAAGGTTGTATAGTAATTTAGCAACTGGTGGATATGGTAAATCTCAACAGATTACATTTCAATCACAAAAGATAGGATTGTTTAGAGATTATGAAGAGATGGATAATGACCCAATAATATCAAGTGCTTTGGATATCTACGCTGATGAATCTACAATGAGGTCTGAGTACGGAGATGTATTGACCATACAATCAGATAATGAGAATATCTACGATATACTAAGGAATCTATATTATGATATATTGAATGTAGAGTTCAATTTATGGCCTTGGACAAGAAATATGTGTAAATATGGTGATTTCTATCTCTACTTGGATATCAAGGATAAGTTTGGTGTAACTAATGTCGTACCTCTTTCAACATACGATGTCACAAGAATAGAGGGGGAAGACCCATCAGAACCATACTTGACTACCTTTCATGTACAAGATGGAGACAAACGACATTCCAATCAGAGAAGTGAAAACAATTTCCAAAATTATGAGATAGCACACTTTAGACTACTAAGTGATTCTAACTTTTTACCTTATGGTAAAGGTATGATTGAAGGTGGTCGTAAAGTTTGGAAACAATTGTCTCTTATGGAAGACGCTATGTTAATTCATAGAATTATGAGAGCTCCTGAAAAGAGAGTATTTAAGATTGACATTGGAAACATACCACCCGCAGAAGTCGAAAACTTTATGCAAAAAATAATCAACAAGATGAAGAAGGCACCAGTCATGGATGCAGATGGTGATTATAATTTAAGATATAATATACAGAATCTTACAGAAGATTTCTTCCTACCAGTTCGAGGTGGAGATAGTGGTACTCAAATTGAAGGACTTCCTGGTTTAACATATGAAGCAGTAGATGATATTGAATATCTAAGAAATAAACTTTTAGCCGCTTTGAAAGTACCTAAGGCTTTCTTAGGATATGAAGAATCTCTTGGTAGTAAAGCAACACTAGCCGCAGAGGATGTTAGATTCGCAAGAACAATAGAAAGAATACAAAGAATATTGATTAGTGAATTGACTAAAATTGGTATAGTTCATTTGTATTCACAAGGATTTACTGATGAAGATTTGGTAAATTTTGAACTAAACCTTACAAATCCATCTAAAATTTATGAAGAAGAAAAAATTGAGTTGTGGAATTCAAAACAATCTCTTGGACAATCGATGATTGATTCTAAAATAGCATCATCTGAGTGGGTATATGATAATATATTTAAGTTTACCGAAGAAGAAAAGAAGGAAATGAGATTACAGATTATCAAAGACCAAAAGAGAAAATTCAGACACGACCAAATCGAACAAGAAGGTAATGACCCGGTTCAAAGTAATCAAGCTGTTGGTACACAAGGAGCCATGATGGGTGGTGGTGATGATATGGGTGGTGACCCAAGTGGTGGTTTAAGTCCTGAAGACCAAGATGCTTTAGGTGACGCAAACATCGGTAGAACTGGTAAAGAAATTGGTGGACGACCAAAAGAAGGAAATAAGTTCGGTAAGGATAGTGGAGCTCGTGGTAGAGACCCATTGGGTAGTCATGATAGACGAAAGCAATACGGAATGGCACTTGCACACTATGATGCGATGAAGAAAAATTTAAAAAATCTTAAAAAATCAGACAGAAAATTGTTAGAAGAAACAATGGATGTTGAGAAAGAATATACAGATGATGTTAATTCTTTAAATAATGATTCTAAATAACGAATTATTAGAAGTTTTTATATTTATATAAGAGATATTATACAGTATATTCAAGGGAATTGGAGTATTACATGAGTAAACGATTAAAACACTCGAAAATAAAGAATACAGGTATTCTTTTCGAGCTACTATCAAGACAAATCACTCAAGATATTATTAGTGATGACAAAAAAAGTAAATCTATTGATTTGCTCAAAAAATATTTTAACGAAAGCACAGAGATTGGTAAGGAAAACCAACTTTATCAAGTTTTAGTTAAAACAAACTACAATTCTACTGCTAAGGCACAAAGATTGATTGAGGCAGTATTGAAATCTCGTTCTAAAATCAGTAGTAAAAAATTAAAAAACGAAAAGTATAATCTTATTAAGTCAATAAGTGAAAATTACAAAACTGAAGACTTTTTTCGTTCTCGTATTCCAAATTACAAAGTATATGCTTCTGTATATAAATTATTCTTAACAGAATCAATTGAATCTCTGAATCCATTGGATGAAGTTGATAGTAACTTCACCATTATAGAACACATCACAGGAAAGAAAATTCCTTCATTGATGAAAAATGACACAGAAGTAATCAAAGAATTTAAAGGTCAAGATAAAGACCTTAGATTATTATCTTACCAATTAATGGTTGATAATTTTAATAAAAAATACAAAACTCTAAATACTCCACAAAAAAATCTCTTAAAAGAATATATAAACAATATCTCTAATACCAATTCCTTAAGAGAGTTTGTCAATGATGAAGTACAGAATATAAAAACAACCTTAGAATCCCATCTTCCAAAGATAAGTGATGACATCACAAGGATTAAACTACAAGAGGCTGTTAATCAAATAGAAAACCTTACCAAAGGTCGCATTGTTAAAGACAAACAAGTTATTTCTCTAATGAGGTATTATGAACTCATTAAGGAGCTTGACAATGTCCGCTCAAAATAAACTCAAAGAGTATATAAGGCAACTTATCCAACGAGAGTTAAAAGAGGCTTCCTCAACCGCCTCTGCAGGTGATATATCTTATAAAACACCTTACGCATTCAAGAAAAACAAAAAGGGTAAAAAGAAAAAGAAGGCTGGTTATGGTGGTGCCCATCACGACCCCACCATCGGTACGGACAATTTTCCTGCCAATGACCCAAAGTTGAGAAAAGAAGGTAAGTATCATGATTTTCGTAATGACGACTCATTAACCAACAAACAAAAGATTGGAAAGGCAATGAGAGAAACTCGTGATAGCTTGAGAAATTTAGAAAAGACAATCGATATGAATTTACGATTAAAAAAAGAACTCAATGTCGATTCAAGGGATTATTGGAAAAACACACATAAGGCACTACATAAGATAAGTGAAAGATTAGTCAAGTTAGCTGGTAAGGTCGGTCAACTAAGATAATCCCCATGTCATTTGAAGATAACAAAAAATCTTATATGGATTCTTTGTATGGTATTTCCACCTTGTTAAAAAGATGGCATACAGAGATACATAAAAAAGATGTAACAAAAAATTACTTAATTAATCGTCTTGATAATTGGATTAGAAAACTTCAAGAACTAAGACATGAAATAATGATGAGGAAAAGTTGATGAAAGACTTAATAGTAGATTACATACCATTCGAAATAACACCTGAACAGATAAACGAATCCATTTCACAAAATGGTGGTAAGTTAGTGGTTCATGGTGTACTACAAAGGGCTAACGCAAAAAACCAAAATGGTCGTGTTTATCCTCGTGAAATATTAGAAAGAGAAAGTCAAAAGTACACAAAAGACTTTGTCGTACAAAAAAGGGCTTTAGGTGAGTTAGACCATCCTGATAGTTCTGTGGTAAATTTACAGAATGTATCTCACAATGTTACAGAAATGAATTGGGAAGGTGATAACTTGGTTGGAACGGTTGAAGTTTTAGGAACACCAAGTGGAAACATTTTAAAAGAATTATTTAAAGCCGGAATCAAACTTGGTATTAGTTCTCGTGGTATGGGTTCAGTTGAACCGATGCAAGAAGGTGATGGACAACAAGTAGGAAAAGACTTTGAATTGATAGCATTTGATTTCGTATCAAATCCATCAACACATGGAGCTTTCTTATACCCTATGAAAGAAAGTGTTGGAAATGAAATACCAACGGGTAGAACTTGTGGTGAATATTGTAAAGTCGAAAGTATCATAAACGACATAATCAGAGAGGGCTAATGAAAAAATTAAAAGATTTAATAAAGGAAAGTAAGTATCTCAAAAGAGAATTTGGTGATGCATTACCCACATTAGATAGTGTGATGAAACAACACCAAGATTCTAAAGA